ATATATGAACCGTATTGGTTCGCTTGATAACGTGTGACACCAAGTGCCGCTGACTCACCGTGACCTTCGGCAGCAATAAAAGAACCGAATGCGGTGAAATCTGTGTCTTCACGCTTAGAAGTAATCTGACCCTTCACGGCAACAAAACGACCAATGTCGGTAATTTTTACCCGTTCAGTGTTGTTCGTGCCGAATGAAATAGGTTGATTTGCTTCGTTGTATAGATATCCGTTTTTAGAGTTGTCTTGCGTCAATCGCAGCTCGTCGGTGTTATCGCTTGCACCAGCTAATTTGAGGCTGGCCCCATAGTTCGACGTTGTTCTGATGTCGGCATATCCAGTGCCTAAACGATAAATACTTAATGCCGAATTGCTCCGATTGCTGGCAACCGACCCAATGTTGACCGTACCTGTCGATTCAATCCGCATACGCTCGGTTGTAGAGGCTGTGCCAGCGGAAGTTGTGCGGAACGTAATCCGACCCGGCATATCGTTGGAAGCAGCCGTTCCATCAACAATACCCTGTATGCCTGCGGCTGGACTTTGAATATCAGTGCCATCTGCACCAGACCAAAAAACTTGCCCAAGGACATCATTTTCTTGTACTAGAGTTACTGCACCATCAGCGGTTCCTCGGCTTTTACCAAAGTTCAAATATGGACCACCACTATCGGCAGAATGGCGTGTTGTACTCATGCCAGAAGTATTAGAAGTAAGACCCTGAATTTGAAGCGCATTACCAGAGCTTAATAATACATTCTGCGAACTCGTAGCACCAACCAAAACCCGCTGCGACGAGTCAATGCGCATGGCTTCTGCTGCGCCCGTATGAAAGCCCATTGCGTCACTTGAGTGAAGGTAATTTATAATACCTCTATAGGCTTGTGAACCACTTGTCCCGTCAGCGAAGTATAATGCACCTGATCCTACTGTACTGGTTGAGGCTAGAGTTATTCCAACATTAACATCCGCAACAACTAAGTTATTTCCATTTGCTGTATAATCACTAGGAGCCGTTGTGTTGATTCCCACGTTCCCTGACGAATCAATCCGCATACGCTCGGATTGGGAGCCTCCTGTAGGTGTAGTGCGGAAAATCATGCGCCCTGAATCTTGCGTAGAATCTGTTACAACAGCAAGGCTACCAATATCATCCCAGTTAGTACCGTCGAAGCTAGAAAACGAAAGGTAAGAACCGTCACCGTCTGCACTTGATGCGGTTGGAGAAGCAATGCTACCTCGTGCTTGGTCAAAGTGTAGCGCATCTGAGCCACCATTGACTATGCTAAGGATGCGAGCTACGCCACCATTGTTTGCTACAGTGTGCTTATAAACTCCTCTTGTGGAATCCGTACCAATCAAAACCCGCTGCGACGAGTCAAACCTAAGAACCTCGTTACCTTGAGTAGACCACGCAATCGTGTTTGCATCTGGTCTCCATTGTCCAGTGTCCGTGTCACCTTGTAAAACTAAAATCGGGGACGATTCCGACCCACCATTTGCTACATTCACAGTCCCGTCAGATAATAGAGAAAGGGTGTTCCCTGCGGTTCCACCGCCCGTGGTAGCAGCTTTTGTGTGAAACTGTAAATAAGCGTCTTCGCCCAAACTTGTTGCTGCGTAGGCTCCAATTTGAGCAGCTATGTTTTCGCCTTCTCCTGAGTTGTCTTCGTTAAACCAGTCAATTCTACCTAACAAGTTGTTTTGGGCAATATCTTCAGACACTCTTGTCAGAGTAAAAACACCACCTGTTGTATTTCCAACGATTAAATCACCAGATGCGTTACTGCCCGAACTATTTATTGTAACCCGATCATTCGCGCTATCGACGTACAGGGTGTCGGTATCTACGGCTAACCCATCAGCCGTGACAGTGCCAAAGCTGACATTCTGTGTCGCACCACTAAGTGCAACTGTACCTGTAGAATCAGGGAAAGTAATAGTACGATCTGCTGTAGGGTTAGTAAACGTTACAGTGGTTTCGTTATCATCTGCGCTAGAACCCTCAACGATAAACCCTGCGTCACTCAAGTACAAACCTGAAACAGTAGGGCTTGTAAGTGTTTTGTTAGTAAGAGTTTTAGTTGTACCTGCAAAGTAGGTATCTAAAAGATCAACATCAAAGTAACCGATAGCTGAAGCCGAAGAGTCAAACACTGCTATACCATCGTTGTTAGCAATGGCTGTACTTGTGTCAATCGTAATGGCAGACACATCAGCTACAGCATTAAGTTCTGCACCTGTAGCGTTAAGGCCTGACACGTTGTTAGAGATAGAGTTAATAGCTTGGATGCGGTTCTCTACGGCTAGTGCAGTAGGTAACTCAGAGTTAGCTGAACCTGAGCCTACGCTAGTTACAATATCAGTTACACTATCTGATCCATCTGAAAGTGTACCAAATGTGATTGTACCTGTGGTGGTAATAGCGCTTGATCCATTATCAATAGAACCAAAGCCACTCGTGATGCTACCACTATTAAGAGTACCTACTGTAGTAACATTGCTAAGCGTATCTAACGCACTCTCAAAGTATGTCTCAAAGTCAGTCAGTGCGACTTGCTTCATAGTGCCAGCGTCATTAACTACCACTCTGTCTGCATCTGCAAGTGTAGTAGAAGTAGCGGCTGTGTCGCCATCCATAATGTTGATTTCAGCAGCAGTAGCAGTTACACCTGTAAGGTCTGTAGTTGCAATGCTGATGTTAGCTGTACCGTCAAAAGACTGACCAGCAATAGTACGGGCAGTTTCTAAAGCAGTAGCTGTGTCTGCATTACCTGTAAGATCACCAGTTACATTACCTTCAATGTTAGCTACAAGCGTACCTGTAGTGATTGACAAATCACCTGTTGACGTACCCGTAAATGTACCTGTGCCTACTGTAAACTTATCTGCACTTTCATCAAAACCAATGAATGCGTTAGCGTCACTACCACGTTCAATTACAATACCTGAGTCACCTGTAGCTGAACCTGTACGTCCGTTACCTAACTCAATAAGCTGATCATCTACAGACAAGTTATTTGAGTTAACTGTCGTAGTTGTACCGTCTACCTGCAAGTCACCTGATACAGTTAGGTTTTGTGATAAAGTTACGTTACCGTTAGAAGCAATAGCAATAGCATCTGTATCACTAGCTGAGCCAATATTACCACCATCACTGATAATTACATTACCACCCGTGATGTTACCTGTAGTTGTGATAGTGCTAGAGCCTGTATCAATTGAACCAAAGCCAGACGTAATAGAACCTGAATTAAGAGCACCTACAGTTGTTGCTGCAGTTGTGACAAGATTAGGCATAGCTGTAATCTCATCGTCAAAGTACGCAGCTAGATCCGTAACAGCTACTTGTACCATCGTGCCGTTGTCGTTCATAACAACACGATCTGCATCCGCTACAGTTGTAGATGTTGCAGAATTATCACCGTCTAAAATGTTTATCTCTGTAGTAGTTACAGTAGCACCATCTAATTTGTTTAACTCTGCTGCGCTAGATGTTACAAGAGTGCCAGCAAGTTTAAGGCCATTAGAACCGTCATGGGATGCTACATCAAAGTCATAAGCACCATCAGCAAATGTAGTATTACCTGTAATAGTTATTGAAGAACCATCTGCAGTAATACTGTCTAGTGCAATGTTGCCAACGTTAGTAATGTTGTTGTCACCGAAAGAAGTAGCAGGTAACACAGTAGTACCCGTTGCTGTAAAGTCAACAACAGTTGTAGCACCTGTTACATCTAGAGTGCCAGCGATTGCAGTATTACCAGTAGTATCTGCAACAGTAAATTTATTTGTATCTAAAGTTAAACCGCCGTTAAGTGCAGTTGCACCTGAGACAGTTAGGGAAGCTAAAGTTGTAGCACCTGAGGAATTAATAGTACTAAAGCTACCTGCGACTGCTGTACTACCCCCAATAACTGTATTATCAATTGTACCTGCGCTTATCGTTGCAGTGTCAGCTATAAGTGCGTCAATGTTAGCTGTACCATCAATATACAAGTTACGCCACTCAGAGCCTACAGCACCCAAGTCATGCGTATCGTCAGCAGAAGGAAGCATAGCAGAAGCAATGTCTGCAGTAAATGTAACGGTGTCAGATGCAGCATTACCAAGAGTAGTATTACCGTTTACTGAAAAGTTTGATGTGATGGTAGCAGATTCGTGGACTGCTAGTGTATCAATGTAAGCAGTACCATCTAAGTACAGATCTTTAAACTCTAATGAAGATGTACCTAAGTCGATGTCGTTATCTGTGACAGGAACAATAACACCATCTTGTATGCGTATCTGCTCAACAGCAGCAGCGCTTACCTCTACGAATACACCTACACGATTGTTTGTTGTATCAATTACTACTTTATTGAGAGCATCCAAGTCTGCAATAAGAGGGACATACTCACCTTCACCTGAAGTACCATCGTGTTTATGACCACCAGATGCAGCAAAAGCATCACGGAGTGCGTTATACTCTGCGTTAATTGGGGCCGCACGAACTGTAGCGGTGGGGATGATGTCTGCTGTAGATTGTCTTACATAACCTGCCACGGTTTATCTCCTGTCTCCCAAGCCATATGTCATAGAAATAGCTTGTATTGTATGGCTTGCATTTTGATTGTCTGTAACGTAACTAATAGAAACAGACTTACCAGAACCAGATACATTAGTTAAAGCTTTAGGTGACGGGTTACCATCATATATATCACCTGAGCCGTAGATAGCTGTACCATAAATAGCTGCTGCACCTTCGGTAGAGAAACTATAAGTAGTAGGGTTTAAAGAATACACATCATCATAGTCATAATATAAACCTACAAAGACTTCTGTGTTACCCTCTGATTTTAGATACGTATCTATCTTATAAACGATCTTACGTACTTCTGGGTCTTCCATATAAAAGTAAGGTGTTTGATATAAACTAAATATGTTGCTGCCTTCAAAGCTAGTACCACGTTCCTGTCTGTGTACTTTACCTGAACCATCTCCATGTATTACGTGCTCAAACTGACCAATGTAACCTGAAGCAACACAGTTAGCTTCAATACCAATAAGCTGACTATATTCAAATATACTTTGTTTATTTTGTGATTTACGAATAGCGCCTATCAAAGACAGAGAGCTATCATTCTTAAAGAAAAACCTGAATTGAGACTTCTTACGTATAACAACAATACTAATATCTGTAATAGTTTCTGATAAGTAATAGTTGTCAAAGATGTCTTGAATCTCTTTAGATACTGGTGCAAGCTCAACGTCACCAATACGATCTGTACCTGAGATAGGTCTAATACCGTCTGGTCCTAAGAATAGTAAGTCACCGCCAAATTCAACAACAGAGTCAGGTGCTACACAACCTAGATTAGCAGTAACGTTCTGCAATAAAAAGTCTGCAGAGTTTGTACCAATTAGTTTTTTAATATTATTAGCACCAAATATAAATAAACTATCTCTAAACTTTTTAATTGCTGTGATTTTAAAACCTACGTTAATAACACCTGCACCGTTAGCAGGGTCAAAGTCAGTAGCATTAAGGGGAGCGCTAAAAAATAAGTTAAACGGTTCTGATGGATCACCTGCTAGAAATATATGTGATGAAAACTCTTCTGAAAACTTAGGATCTGTAGGAGCATTAGCGTGTGTGATCTGAGTATAAGTAGTACCATCATATGTAGCTGCAGGGTTAATACCGTCTGTCAAAAGTAAAACTTCTGTTGACCAGTTATAGCTTGAAAAGCGTACACGATCTACGCCTACCATAGTAGGGGAACCAGAAGTAGTTACAGCATCCCACGATGAAGTACTATTATTCCACTTATGTAAATAGTTATTACCTGAAGTAGGTCTTCTGCAAGCAAAAATACCATCGTGTAAGTTACCGTTTACTTCTACGCCCAATACAGCGCCTGTGCCAGGTACAGTACCGTAATCGTTTTGATACCCGCTAATACGACGATAGCCCCCCGATAAGGAAGGCTCGTAGTTAATCATGCGTAAAGCACTACCACTCAAGGCGTTTGCATGTGTTAGCGGATCAACGTTAGTTATAAGACCACCACTGCAAACTGTAATATTAGTTCTTAGGTCATCCATTAACGAGGTCTTTCAATTACAGTAGACCTTAAATATATCTCATCATCAAATAGGATGCGTTTCATACTGCGTATACCAAAGTCAAACTTTTGTTGGTGCATACCTGCAGACTGTGCATTACTTCTGAACTGCATCATGTAAGCCATAGCACCATCTAAGATAACGTGGTTGAAACGCTCAGGTATTACACAAGTGTCGTTGTACTCTGTTAACGTAGAAGGAATACTCCAATAGGTGTACTCTACTTCGTAGTCGGAATCTGGAATAGGTGTTACACCAAAGGCATCACCAAATGTTTGATATACATGCTCAGGTGCTGTCATACCGTTTGTCTGATCACCCTCATCATCTTTAGGACGATGGTTAGCAGTGTAATCTTCATAAGTCAAAGGCTTTAAAACACGAGGTTGATTCTCTTGTGTTGAATGCTTCTTTAAATAAAATGTTTCCCAATCTACTGTAGAGTAGTCAGCAGGGAAACTATATTGACGTGTACCTGCAGTTAATGTCTGCGTGTACGTATTCTTTAGGAAAGGCCACTCTTGACCGTTCTGGTATATCTCACGTAAGCTACTATTCACAGCATCTTTAGCTGCAGCCTGAACGTTACGCACTGTAGTAAAGCCATCACCTGCTGTATCCAGAGGGACTTCATTCAAACGTCTAAGTAATTCGTTTGTAAGCTGTACGTATGTTGACATCTGTTTTCCTAAGGTGTGCGA